GCCAGAGGGGTGGACATAAGCCTTATCTGCCGCAAATGTCCACCCCTCTGGCAACGTTATAAACTTCCAAGCCCCTGAAATCCACTGAGCAATCTTTCCATCCTGACCTGCCCAAGCCCCCGTGGCCCCTGCGCCCACATGATATGCATCGCGCACCGAAGGAGACCCTGGAGGCGCTGATAACTCAGTTAATACCACTCCTGCTTGGTCAACCCTTCTCACCGCAGACCCATACCATGTCGTTCTATCGATCCAATCATGAGATACTTGGGTTAACCTGGAACCTTCAGATTTCTCAATGGCCACAATTTGACGATTGTCAGAAGTTTTTCGGAGTTCCTTTGTCTGAACTTCTTCGATTACAGCCGTCTGCGTTACGGTGTGTGCTGTATTCGTAGGACACGTTGTTGGTACAGGTTCTGAGTCCTCAAGCCACACAAATTCCTCAACGTCATCTGTGTCACAGTGTATTCTATATTTAATCAAATCCGACATACTTAAATACTCCCAAAAATTACTTTAATCCAATAAAGTGAATACGTGCCCGTCCAGAACCTGATCTCTTGCCTTGGATCTCAAAAATAGACTCACCAATAGGCAGATTCGAAAGGGTTGTTGATAAATACGTAGATTTGTCTTTTTCTGTGTAATTTAAACTACAAATTTCCAACCCGGTTCCCATATCAATCATTCGAACATATGACGTTCCAGAAGAATGACTCCGGGATAACACAGCAGATAATTTTGCTGGCGTCACTTCAGCAGTCCCGGGGAAAATAAAAGAAGCCAATACGCTCCACGATGTATATCTACCTTCTGAGTAATCTCTATCACTATCCCCAAAAGATCGAGAGTAAGACCAGCCAACACGCCCGTTTTTTAACTCTAAAGACTGGGCAGGCGTAGGGAGCCCCACAAACATACGATCATCCTCAAAAACCTGAACCCTACCACTCTGAGAAGACTTTAAATATATTGTGAATTTCTGGTCAGGACTTACATCATCTAAAACAACTCGATCAATTAAGTCGGGTCGTACTATACCACCTATCACAACCTGAAACCCAGGTTGTGATACCCCAACACCTAAATCAATTAGAATGTTATCCGAATTTGAAAATTTGATATTTTTTTTAATATTTGTGTTCTGTGCCATCTTATAATCGCTCCCCCGCAGTCCATTTTACGCCAAGCAAGGAAAGCGATGCTACGCCAATATTGGCAATATTCACACCATCATCATTCATTAAAAGGCGAATTTTCAAAACATCGTTCTCATAGTAATCCGAAACATCAAACGGACCAAATTTCGTGACATTTTCTTTATTATTGTCTTCTGAACTTACCAAGATATTGACGCTTTGTGCCGCATTTGCAGTATATACTTCAGTATTGGCTGCAGTTCTTGCAACAGGAGTTTTACCTCCTGCGGGATCTGCTTCAAGAACGCCTATGATTTCAAGAGGCAAAATAGACGCTGTTAAGGAGACATCTGTAGCTGTTCCATTCGAAAAATCTACGGTCCAATATAATTCAACCTGAAGAGGAAATGATGTATCTGTTCCTTGCGGAATAGTCGTCTGGATAAAAATAGCATCGCCGTCTCCATTTAAAAGACTATTCTTATATTCGTGAAGCCAACTTGCAGGGTCCGCCCCTGTTCCAACAGTGGTGTTAAAAGACACAACTCCACCCGTTTCACCAAACACATTCCCTGCTGACAGCAACGAGAGCCTGTAGCGTGAGAGACCATGACGTTCTGTGGATCCCAGTGGATTTATTTCAAATCGTGAAGAACTTAGTTTAAATTGTTCAAATGTGGGCGCAGTCGTTAATGCTGTTTTTATTCGAATTCTGACCCAAAACGTCTCAAGTCCATCAATGGTTTTCTTCGCCCATGTTGTAGTTGTATCAATTCCAAAACGAACATGCTCCGAAGAGTTTGCTCGTAAAAAAACTTCATTTGCATATCTATATAATTGAGAACTTTCAATTGCCATCGCTTGTATTTCAACCCAAGCAGACCCATTCCAAATCTCAAAAGCAAAAGATCTCTTGGTGGCCTCAACAGCAGCAACTGTTTGTGATATTTTCAGTCCCCAGAATTTCAATTTATCCGTCTCATCCGATAAATCTGTCCCCATCATAATCGTATGATTGGCTGCAGTTCCCTGAAAACCGAATGTGGATCCCGACGGTGAAATAGCCTCTGCGGAGACATCTGTCAAGTTTCCACCTTCGGTTGTGCCAGTGGCAGTGGAATCTGAAGTAACAACTTTCATCCCTCTAAAATAAGAGTCACCTTCTCCAAATACTGCTTCTCTTCCACTCTCAGGGCGTCCAATAGCCAACTCGCCTTCAATGATGTGCGCTAAATCTCCCTCAAAGGTGTCCAAGTACGACAACAAGATCTTCGTAGAAGACGCAGGGTAACTAATTTTTTCCCTGTTCATTTTACCAGAAATGACAACATTTGCTGCCGCTGCTGCTGGGTCCACCAAGAAATCCCATGTTCCAGAACTCCCCCTAATCCCTCGAGCAGACATAACTGCAGATCCACTAGTTATATGGACACCATTTGTAGCCAATCTCAACTCACAAGAGTTTGCCACAATGGAACCAGCCCCTACACTAATCCCATCAGTCACATTCGGATTAAAGCAAATGTAACTATCAAGGTCCATGGTCCCTCCAACGACATCCACTCCTTTTTCTACTGTCCCGGTCCCAAAAATACCAGCCACAGAGTTTAACATATACCCAGCAGAGACCTTAAATAAAGATTTGCTATTCCCTGCCAAGTGAGAAGAGCTTAGACATTGCATTGCGCCTGCACTGTTTTGTTCGATAGACCAGCCTAATGATGTGCCCGAACCTGCAGTGCTAATCGACTCGCAATATGTTTGAACAGCAATATCGCTAAGCACTGCAGGAACAGCATCCTCAGGCACTGTCACTGTGAATCCAAAGAAACGCGCCAAGTGTCCACCAAATTTAACCCGAGTCCCTGTGGTGGTTGTTCCTGTAATAGTGGTCCTTTGAGACCCTCCACTGGAAACCAGGGTAACTCCACCAGGAATCACTAATGGCACTGCCTCCACATACACACCCGGTCCACATAAGACAATATTGCCACTGGAGGATGCTGCCAATGCCAATGCAATGTTTGAAAACGCAAAAGTCCCCGAAGAGGTGACAAGTTGCACCCCATGGGAGCCATTACTGGTCCAAACTCCATTTTGTCTATATTTCACTAAGTGAAGCGTGTTGTCGTAATACCACATCCCATTAATAGGGGTGCCCGTTCCGTTCCCTAATGAATCCCACTTTGTCGCCTGAATAAACGCCAGCGCAGCGGTATCATTAGCATGCTCACCTAAATAATTATGCTGTGCATAAGATGGCTGAAAACTCATTTGACTTTAAACTCCATTAAATAACGACCCAGGATGTATTCGCTGTAGAATTGCTCATATAGCGAAGAGTATTAGTAGAATCAAAGCAGACATCTCCTGCTTTGTCAGGAGTCACCACGCCATTTGGATTGCCAGCATTCGTAAACAATCGAGGGCTATTAGCTTTTACATGATAACGAGCATCCCCACGGGTATCATTGTGATACTGGGTATGATCATCATCTGAAAGACCCAGAAGTTGGCCATGGTCTACAGACTCCCCCCAGAAATTCCATGTGATAGCATCAGTGTTTACAACGTCGGAACCTGCATCCGAAGAGCACCTAAATGTTTTTTCTCCGTTCACCGTGCCTTGATCAATGCTCACGACAGCACCATTAGCAGAAGAACCTCCTGCCAAGTCTGCACGCCTCGTTAAGGTCCATGGGTTAGATCCATCACCAATCGCGCTCAACACGTAGATACCATTATTTGCAGCGGTCGCCTCATTCTTCACTAAGTATTCTTGGCTGAGTACAGAGGCAACTCCATCTTGAGCAGGGAATGCACCATTCGCGCTTGCGGTCAATACATCTCCAGAACGAGTATTTGCGGGTAATGCTGCAACTGTGGCAGCAATAGGATCTGGTGATTTATAACTAAGTCCTTGGATCTCTGATTTAACATCGCCCAAGGTAGCCAAGTTTGCATTATTTCCAGCGGCTGAAACACCACCAACCGCCCCCGTGAAGGCTCTGGTTCCATCTGCCTTGGTGTACTGAGTGTGGTCATCGTCCGCAAGACCACTCAACGCACCGTGATCGATTGTCCCCGAAGCGCTATCAGTCCATGCACCAGACAAGCGAACTCTGATCTTATTGGTGGTGGTGTTTAGATATTCCATCCCGTTGGCGATGGCCCATCCAACTCCGGTAATTGCGGCATCTGCAGCACCGTCGTTTGCATATTCTCCTACATAACGTTGTTGACCATGAGGTCCTGGTGTAACTAATGGCATGATTTTTACTCCCTTGGAAAAGTATGATAATCAATATTTTCACGCAGAACACTATTAGATAGCAACCCAACCCGAGTTAGTCGCATCCGATGCTCTGTATAGAATTTTATCGTCAGTATCTTGATATAGATCTCCTGCCTTATCCGGCAACACAGATCCATTAGGGTTGGCTACACCACTAAATAATCGAGGTGCATTGGTCTTTACGTGGTAGCGAACGTCACCACGAGTGTCGTTATGATATTGAGTATGGTCATCGTCCAGAAGACCCGTAAGAGCCCCATGATCAGTTGCCCCTCCTCCTCCACCACCAGTTGCAATATCAGCAGGCAACCCATTGATAAATAGATTTCCAGAGAAACCACAATTCACAGACATTTCAATGTCTCCACTATGCCATTGCAATAAAATCACATCTAAACATTTTTATATTCTGCACAAAACAGAACATCTATCAATGATTTTATTATAACAACAACGAGATATCGTTCAATGCTTTTCTTGGTTTATTTGTCTGGTTTTAAAATAGAAATACAGGACATCAAGGGGGGATAAGGGGGGATAAGGGGGGATAAGACGAAAATCAGAGAGTGTGAAAGTTTAGAGTCTAAAGTTTTACAACTCGAGCGTATGTCTGAGTCCGCAGATTATCATTATCAATATTTAAGAGATGTTCATAACGCATCATGGGTGCCCATTCATCTTCATCATACTCAGGGAAAAAGACATCTCCATCGTAATCACCCTTAATATGAGTGATGTATAACTCTGTCGCATATGGCAATGCCTCTTTATATAAACGAGATCCACCAATCACATAAGGGACCTCATGCTCATTTTTGCAGAATAAATATGAAACATTTAATGCTGCTTTGAAATTAGGACACACAATACAATTTTCAGGACTAAAATCATCACTTTTAGATACAATGATATTCATCCTATTCTTTAATGGGTGCCCAATCGATTCATACGTAAGCCTACCCATAATCACTGGATGCCCCATCGTTAGATTTTTGAATCTTGCAAGATCCTCTGGAAAACTCCATGGGATCTTATTGCCCTTGCCAATCACTCTATTCTTTGTCATCGCAACGATTAATCTCAATTCTTTCATTAACTAACTGCTCCATTCTCTTTGCAGCAACATCCGTAGCGTTGGTGCTTATGTCGTTTCCCAAGAAAGAACGGCCACACTCCAATGCAGCAACGCCTGTTGCCCCTGAACCCATGAATGGATCCACTACAAGCGCTCCAGGCGTCGTGCTCTGCTCAATCAATATTTTCATCAAGTCAACAGGTTTCTCCGTCGGATACCCTCTCCATACCCTCTTCACACTTAAGATATCCGGAATGGACTTGCTGTTTAAATTCAACTTCCCTTTCTCAAAGAAAAGTATAAATTCATACTTCGCCCTATAATGATAACCAGTTCCGATGGCCATCTTGTCCCATACAATTGGTTTCCAAAATTTAAAACCAGATTCCTCGCCCTGGGGCTTTAAAACAAACATAGTCTCAGAATCACTGAAAAGATAACAATGGCGATTCTTCTTAAGAACCCTATAGCATTCATCTGTAAATTCTTTAAATCTACTATTTGGAAAAACTTCAAACCATTCATTGCTGGATGATTTGCTTTTTTTTAGTCTTGTGGTTGTTCCTATTTTTCGATGTTTTTCCATTGACTCATAGGGAATGTCCGTAATAATTAAGTCCGCAGTATCGTCATCCAATGACTTCATGAATCCTACTGCATCTCCCTGATACAATGAGTAATAATTATCCATGATTTAATCCTGTTGAGTTTAGAGGGTGAAAAAAGTTTAGAGTCTAAACTTTTGGGGATAAACATGTCTCAGAGTTGTCTACTTTTCTTTTAAGAGATTCAAACTGCTCACTCATATACTCTTCAGAATCTTTGTCGAAAAATCCATCACCACATTCAATGCAAAGATATGCTGTTAAATTATTTAATTCTTTTGATTGTCCTTTGTATCGAATAACTTCATCAACAGTGGTTTTTCTAAGCAAACCACCGCAACAGATCATACACCTTGAGCCATCTTCGAAATCTATCATCGATTATCCTGCTTCTGCTCGTTGGATAAAAAAAAACACAATGACCCATTCGATAACCGTATTAATTTGAATGGGTCATTGTGTTTTTATATAAATCTTTTCAAGTGAAATGAAGGGAGTGTCTGTTCTGAACCTATTTCTTGTCAGTATTCACATCGAAGAACGATCCCACAGCGGGTCTAGTGTCATTGTCGATAAATTCGCGCAAGAGAATGAATTCCATGTCGTTTTTATTCTGAATCTTTGTCTTTACTGTGTGCATAAGATGGTGAATTCCAAATGAAATATTAGCAACAGGGTAAGACAGTGAGCATAGAAATTTCTTAGAAGGAAGAGAATCCCCCTGAGCAAGAGTTTCCCATTGAATCTTTACATTGAATTTATCAGAACCATTGATCGACAAACGTTCTTTGGTGATGATTAATACATGGGTCGCGTCTACTGGAATAACCCCCTCACCTCTTGACACACCAGCGCTAATAATGCGACCCTCCTTGTTACAGAAATACAATGAATCATTCATTGGAGAGTCTGAATTATTCTGATAAACCTTTTTCATTCTCAGAGGCTCAAGCCAGAACCCCTTTTTGAATTCTTTTTCGTTAATTTTATTTTCAGCGTCAACCATTGCCTTCGCCTTTTGCCCCCTGTCGAGATCAGGCCGATATCCTTCTTTCGTTATTTTTTGCCATTGAACATCAGAGAATTCTCTCTCCACAGAAATATACTGCTTAAGACTTTCCTGCTCATTCAAAGTAGCCAAATATCGATTAACTTTCTCCGGGGTATCCAGATCGTCAGCATACGCACGAAATGAAGGGACATTCTCTCTCACACGCTTATCCAAGTGGGAGAAATCAAACATAATGCCTGATTGAGGACTAACCACGCCAATCTTTTCATCCTTGGGAGAGGTAGCCTCAGGAGTGACTGGAACTTTAGTATCCACCTTGTTCTCGGATTCAACCTGAGGTTCTTCCTGAATCATCCCAAAGTTGTTTCGGTTTTCTTTCTCGTTCAATTTATCAAAAGGAACAGAAGAAAAGGCATCGCCATTTCTCTTCTGACTCCTCTCAATGCTTTTCGCAAGAGTGAAAGCAAGAGTATCCAATTCCTTCATCGCGCTAGAACTCTTATCCGTCACGTTATCATGCTCTGATGGTGTTTTTAGTTTTTCAAGAGCAGATAAAAGACCCAATTCAATAATATGCTCCCATAAATCATAATTTACAGGAGTTGAAATTTGCCTTTTATTAATACACGCTGAAAGAGAGTCCACTTTTCTATCAACTTCATCTACATATTCGATAGCGTCCGCAGTCGAAGCCATCGCTGCATGCACATTTGAACCAACTGCACATGCGTGTTCATGAGTGCGTGCAATTAACTCAGCCAACTCATCTATTTTAATATTAATATTATCAATAGATGGTGAAATCTGATCAAATACGCTAATCGCCTTTGCCTTTACGTAATGTTCCATGTATGACTGAACTACGAATACTTCTTCATCATCGTCCTCATACTCGTCATCATACTCCCCATCTTCGGAACAATCATCTTTAAATTCTTTCAATGCTTCAGTAAATATTTCCATCTGAGGATCTTTTGGCTTTTTAGTGAACTCAAATTCCTTCGAAATCCGAAAAGAGAACTCCTTCATTGCTATAAAAAATCGAAAGAGAGCCCAGGAAGCCCAAAGTCCAATAAATACAATCCCGATTTTCATTGCGACGTCTGATGTCAAGAAACTTGCAACTTCATTCATATCAACAACTCTCCTAAATAGCGATTGGGGCTCGAATCCCACGATGGGAGACATAGCCAATCAATTTAATATCATCTAGAGACCAATTGTCAAGCGTTCTATTCCCTTTATTCAAATACAAATTAGGCAGGCTCAAGGGCTCCCTGGTTAGAATCTCCTCCACCTGTTCGAAGTGGTTATGGTATATATGAAGATCTCCGAAAGAATGTATAAAATAACGCGGTTTTAAATCTGTAACTTGCGCAACCATCGAGAGCAGCAACGCATAAGAGACTATATTAAAGGGCATTCCAAGAAATGCATCGCAAGAACGCTGGTATAACTTCAGGTCCAAATATTCGCCATCTGGATAAAACTGAAAAAAGCAATGACAAGCGGGAAGCGCCATCTCCTCAAGTTCGGCAGGGTTCCATGCCGTCACTACTATTCTACGGCTATCCGGAAAATTCTTAATTAATCGCACTGCTCTTTCAATTTGGTCAACCCCGGGCTCCCCGCGCTCCAAGTTTTCGCCAAATGATCTCCACTGGTGTCCATACACCTTCCCCAGGTTATCATTGTCATCTGCCCACTCATCCCAGATGCTAACACCATTTTGGTTGAGATACTTCACATTGGTGTCGCCTCGAAGAAACCAAAGGAGTTCCACGACCACCCCTTTAAAGAACACCTTCTTCGTTGTGAGGACAGGGAACCCTTTGCGGAGGTCGTACTTCACCTGGGGGCCAAAGATACTCCTGCGGCCTGTCCCTGTTCGATCTGGGCGGTCTGTACCATCTGCCATCACTTCCTGGAGAAGATTTAAATAAACTTGCATTCTCCAAATTCCTTTATAATTTTAAGAGCCGAGGAGATACTTGAGCGAGAAAGAAAAAACAGCGGATCATTAAACCCCATAACATCTAAAAACTTGTTTTTTTCATTCTTCAATAATAGCCCGTGATTATCAGGATTCATTCGCCTTAATGCAATGCGTTCATTCTCTGGATCATTAAAACTATAAAGACAATAAAGACGATGCCTGAGAAGATCTTTCGGATTTTTCGAAAAATGATCAAGAAGTGGATTAAAATAATCCACTTCTATAAAGACGACATCATAATTCACGCGAGATTGCAAATCGATGAAAATATCTTCATCACCTAGTCGAAAAATACTAGATCGAGCATCCAAATATGTAGATTTATTTAAATTAAAAAACCTACCTAGATGCAATACATTAAATTGAGAATCCATTACTCCATCTCCGACTTGACACACAAGTGCAATAGAACACTAATTAAACTCTCATGGTTCCCATTAATCAGAATCATCCCTGGTTCTTCAATGTCTTCGTTTCTCAGGTTTTCATCTGCTGGGAGCCATACGACAAAGACTGTTGACGCATCATTTAACTTATCTAGGAGAGATTCTTTAGTAGAACTTAAGGACTCATCGTCATAGAAAACAATAATGTCTGATTGAGCGGCTGTCAGCAACATGTGGGATTCATAAGTGGACTCTTGGATACTCCGATCTAATGAAAAATACAATGGATCCATTGGATACTTTGATTCCAAGAACTCCGGGTAGTTGATTTTATATTTGGAGCAAGCCATCTCAACTCGAGTGGAGAAGACTTCAAGAGAATTTCTCCATTCTTCATCCCGGATCGAGTTTAGTAGCGAAGTCTTAAAGGACTCGCTGATAAGTGATTTCCAGTTTGGGTTAATTACAGACTGTCCCAATAACGCAATTTTCACAACTCACCTCTTTTTAAAGAATGGGAACTTCCGGAAGTTTTTGCAAACTCGACGAGGTCATTTGAGTTCGTCTCCAAGACATCATTAAGGGAATAGACATGATAGCATCTTCAATCGCCGGAATGGGAGCATTAAAATGAGCAGACAACTCCTCAGGAGTCATTCCTTTCGCCATCTGCTCCAATAGATCATCTGGAGCCAATACTTTTACGATAGGTTCACCGTCTTCGGCAAAAGAATTATACTCCGTTCCATATGGACTCTTTTCATACACTGGCACTTTACCGATCTCCTTTCATATATCCCAATACGTCATACTCCCTCATTACTCCATTGAATGTATCAAGTGAAACATGTCGATGGCAGACAACGCACTTCAAGGTCATTGCAGATACCCCAAAAGGTCGACTCTCTTTCGGTAAATGAGTCTTGAGGTCTACTTGCCTCATGGGCTTCTCGCAGCAACTTAATTTGTATATTTTTCGCCCCACCAGGGCCTCTTTCGTTAAATCTGCGGTGAGGCTAAACATCTTTTTCATCTGCATCAAAAACTCCTCCAATTCAACAACATCTGCTCATGGATAATGATGAGTACCAAAATTCAAAACTGACATATTTTTTTGAAAAAGTTTAGAGTCTAAAGTTTTTAGAATGAAAAAGTGAAGCCTTTTTCAACTCGCTCTGAGGCAAAGTTGGCGTAATTCAAAGCATCCAGTGCATGCGGGTCAACTCCCACGAATCTCCAGCGCGTTTTTGGCTTCTTTAGCCCTGCGTTCATTCCCTTTCCCTCAGACTCTGTATGCTCTCGAATAGGGCACGCAAGCATCGGGTAGGCATGCGTCCTCATTATAGGATAAGCAGCAAGGATACCACCATTATAGGGACGACACCTGACAAGATGTTGTTCCGGATCTGGCCATCGGAAGATTTTCTCGACGACGCAATCCAATGTATATTCAATGCTTCTGTATGTATCGAGAAACACCTTATACTTATGATACGTCTCTTTTGTCGCCCTTTTCAAAGTCTTCTTTACTTGATGATCATCTTCCCATCGCACTTGATCTTTATATGCGCCATAATATGCAAGGAAAACTCTTTTTCCGTAGTAATTGGCAAACCTCATAGCTTCGTTGGCGTTCGGTAATGCATCGACGACAGCACATTTAACATTATATTCTTCAAACAACTGTCCAGTTCTTCTCCATGGATCTTCATCTTCTATGATTTCAAACCATACGACTCTCTTTTCTTTACCATTCTTATTAATGATAAAGACATAATTAAGCCCCATCATCTGATCGACGCCCATGTAGTTGTCGCCAATGGACTCTCCCCATTCAAGCATGGGGCTGACATTGGAGTCCAGTTCTTCTTCTGATACAGGTTTATTCTGCTTGTCTACATAAGGAAGTCCAAGTACAGAGTTCCAAAATTCACTCTTATTGGTGGTTCGGTCAAAACTGGTGAGGATGTCCTTAGGGGTGTTTTGCTGGCTAATCAATTGGCTGATTTGGAATCCCGCAGAATCCGACTTTGGATTCTCAGCAATGTAGTATCCTAGATTGGAATATCTAATCTCTCCTTTACACTTTTTGCAGCGATAATAACTCTGACCTGCTCTGGGGCTGTGCTCTGGGTGTATCGCAATACAGTCGGGGAAATCCAATGCCAATATCTGTTCATGCTTGCACCCCTGGCATACGGTATGGAACCAACGTTGATCTGATTCCATAAAGAGCCGATGGATGTCCCCATTTGGCAATCCAGCTGTCGAGATATGTGTCTTATATTTAAAGGGAGTGGAGTGGAGAACCCGGTGATATGCTTGCTCAATGTCGTTCAAGTCGACAAGGCGGACCTCATCAAAAAACAATGCATTCAGGGGCACGGAGTCCTTAGTAGAGGTTCCTCCCATATACAAAAAGTATACAGAAGACTCGCCTATGGGCTTCAAGTCCTGACGAACTTCTCTGGAGTAAGGCATCAAATCGGGCGAGGACATCATTAAAGGAGTGACGCGGTCTTTTACAATTCGCCCGATACCCTTAGCCTCTGGAAAGTAGAACCCGATTTTAATAGGGCTGCTGAACCCCCATGATTTTGGGAATAAGGACATGTGAAAGGCTTTGAGAAGCATATAGATCGTGAGGCCCATCTGTGCAGCCTTCATAATCACCATGTTCTCGCTCTTGCAGTCATAGATGGGATATAGATAATTATGATGCCCAAATGAGAAAGCATGCTTGTCAACTTGGACCCCGCTGTATTGGGACCAAAGGGTAAGCCTTCTTTCCATTAATTTTTTTAAGACTTGCGGGGTTACCCCTGGAGGCAAACTCAGCCCATTCAACTCAGACATATAAATTACCCCTGAGACCACATCCACTCGTCTGTAATTTCAACCTGGGTCACATTCTCATTGGATTCATATGTTGAATTTTCAGAAAAGAACTCTTTAAATGAAACGATATAAACCTTTTTTCCGGATTGCAGCAATCTATCAATCACTGGGTTGAGTTTGCGATTACCTGTCACCAGGACAATGGTATCTGCTCTCTCTATAGATCCTGCAACAGACATCGCAAATTCCATATCCTGAGAACCCTTATTAACCATTGAAACATTGTATCCAAAAGATGACAACATGTTAAAAAAGGCTTGGAAAGTGTTCCCTTTATTCACAATAAATGCCGTAGCCATGGAGACATCATCTGCATCAAGATCACATTCTTTGCAGATGTTGTCTTTAAGGCGCAAGAAGTCAAGGCGAGAAGAAGTACCATAATTTTTTCGGACATCATAAAACAAACTTTGAGTGTCTACAAACAATTCTACGTTCATTTTTCACTTCTTTAAATCATTGTGCGTACATCTGCACTGAGTCAGCAGTTGTCCGCAAGTTTTACATTTAGGGATAACAGGTTCCTTCTCTACCGGAGGCTTAGCCTCACTCTTGTTTTTTTTATCATCCATAACATTTCCCTTCTATTTATTGAAAACTTTAGAATCTAAAGTTTTTTCCAGGTCCTCTTCCTGAGAGTCTAATTCATTTTCTTTTATAAATAAAGCATTATTCCGGCTATCACATAAAAAAACTGGCGGTTCACCTAATCGCCTCACGCACACACTGATAAAAGACTCCGATCCCTTGGGGCCGTACAACTTTCTAGAATTAATTTTACATATCTGTCGATCGTCAAGCCAAAGAATACCATTAAGAGAGTCCATTACCGATTTTTCAAGATTGTCTAAATCCTCAGAGTTCGGTCTCCATAAAAACCCATCAGGGTCCTTCTTTCTCATTAATCGCTTGGGCCTAGAAAAAACAAAATCCACAGAGAGAATCAAGGGAACTCCCTCGCCAAAAATAGGCAGCGCCACTTTCTCTACATCTAATAAATTTAACACAGAAAATTGAAACGCCTTTTGAAACTTAGATGTCGAGGCCGGGGTAAAAGTCCTCCTTGTCGTCGAATTGAAACGAGGACGTCCTTTGGGCTGAGGATGAATATATGTTCTGAATTTTATCACTTACTCGCCCCCAGAAAAGCCCGACTGACTATGCTTATTAATGTATCGACTTTTCCTGCGATTAACGCGAGAGGGCATCTTCGACGGCTCCTCGTCCACTCCACCACCCTCCAGTTGACTCAGTTTTCTCTGATTTAAGAAAACATATTCCTCAGGGGCCTCTGTGTGCTCAGGCTCCTTCGTGCCCATGGAAACCGTAAACATCCCCAAGAGAGGTTGCTCGACCCTCTCCTCTTGAACTTCTACCACCTGATTATCTTCTCCCGTGCGAGGACGTGGGTCCATGTTAGAGAACATAGCATCTCCGCCCTCTTGAAGAAGCACTTCGGTTCCATTCATGAATCTATCTTTGGGAGTGGAAAAACCAGATGGAGGCGTTGCAGGGGATTGAGAGGCCGGAGTTTCAGAGGGATGAGAAGCAATTCGATTCGCACGAGGAAGGGCGCGACCATTTAAAATTTTCAATCGGACTCGAGTGATCCCTCCACCCTGTCCTTCAATTGAGAATACTTGCGCTGTGCTTCCCTCTGAGAAATGTGATAAAGGAAGGTCAAAGACTTCCCCTATGAAAGTCAAACCCGGGATATCCATAGACACTTCATCACCACGAATATATAACGACATAACAAACCTCACTCCAATAATACACTAGAAACACCATTTACCTTTTGCACTCTAATTGAAGAAGGCAAAGAACACGCAAGGTCTATATCATGTGTAATCAATAATACCGTATTTGTAAATGGTCTTCTTGATATTTCTTTTAATAACTCCATCATTCCAAAAATACCTGACTCATCCACATGCTCAAATACTTCATCAAGCAAGCAAACACCCAAACCCACACCCCTTGCTGCAGCGATGTCTTGAAGGGCGAATGCAATAGGTAAATCAAGTCTTCGTCTTTCACCAAAAGAACACGAGTCATAAGACACTTCACTCGTTGTTGTCTCAATAACTAAATTTATCTTTTCCCTTAACTCTCCCTTAGCAGTCTCGCTTTGAGACCTCAAAGATGCAACCAACTGACCCGATGAAATAATATCCGAATACTTCTTTAGGTACACATTAAACTCTGGTATCAAGTTCTCAAACAGGAAAGATCGAATCCCTTGGGGGCCAAACACCTTCCCTAAGACTCCCAATTGGTCACTTTGCCGCTTCGCCTTGAATAAGTCATCACTCAATCTCTTGCATTTGACTTTCAGTTCCATAACATACTTGTTCAATTCGTCTATTTTCTCGAGATGAGGATACACTGTATCTTTCCAATTTGTCAATAATTCTTTAAGTTTATTCAACTCATAAGAACATTGATCTCTTTCTTTAATCTTCGACTCTTGCATTTTGTCCTGTCGCTTCTTTCGAATCATCATTGTATTCATAGACTCAATCATAGACTCCAGTGATTCCTTGCGCTCATCCAGTTCCTGGAATATCCCCGTCTTCGCAGACTCTAAATCAGACAATACCTTGTCTAATTTTGCAATCTTTTGTTTGTGAGCGAACGCCTGACCTCTTAAGGCATCAAAATCAGGAAGAGTTTTTGAGTCCACTGATTGCTTGCAAGTCGGACAAGTCTCATCAAAAAGTAATTGGTCCAATTCTTTTAACTGTTCTTCTTTCTGGTCTCTGAGCATCCCCTCTTTTTGTTTAGCGAATAAGAGTTCATGCTTCTTCCCCTCAAATCGAGTCATTATCCCATGTCTCTCTTCAACAACCCCCTTTAGTTCTTTGTTCGCCTTGTCTAACTTGCCTTCATCTATATCTGGCAATGACGCCTCAATGCCCCTTCCTATCGTATGATATTCTCTCTCTTTATCTTGTATCTTTAATAGGAGAGTCTCTTTATCTTTCATGATCTTTGCTGCCCACTCGTCCTTCTCAGCAAGGAAACTTTCATATAATTCTTTAATCCTGGATAATTCATCGAGGTTTCTTGTGGAATCCAGTGTAAGCACATCCACCTTTCTCTTGCATTCCGCTGCTTTTTTTCTGGATAACACAGCGGCTTCATCATATACAGAGATCTGAAGAATCTCCTCCAATAACTTCTTCTTCTCGCTGTCTCCCAATGAAGAGAACCTGGAGAGCCCTCCCTGCCCAAATAAGCAAATCTGCCTGAATAAATCCGAAGAAATGCCGACTTTCTTCAGTACATTTCCCTGTGTTTCGGCCTTAGACTCGCCTCTTAAATTTTCAGCTTCTCTATCCTCTACACCTTCCTCATACAGATATAAATTATTCCGATACTCAGAATCTTTATAGTATCGCTCGATAACAAAAACTGAACTATCATAACACCTGAACTTTAACTTCCCCCAACAACCATTGTCAGACTCTCTGCGTACAATCTCACTCTTGCTTATACCCCTCAGTGAATTTCCATAAATAACCCAATGGATAAACTCGAAGATCGAAGACTTACCCGCTCCATTCGAGTTCGCCGCAGAAGAATCAATGTTCTCCCCCTTAATAGAGACCAATCCAAGATTTTCTAACTTCATGGAGAACTTGCCGAAACTTAAGAAGTCTCGACCTTCCATCTCAATCAACTGAATCATATTAAATTCCTTTTAATCTTCAGTATGCCCCACCCATAAGAACAAGACATTTCAACCAACTCTGGCAATCTCCAATGTATCTGTGCGCTATAAGGAGCACGAAAAACAGGAGGAGAACCATACAGCAACCATAAGCGGCTTACTTTACTAGAGGACTCTAATAACCATTGAATTCTCCTAATCTGCCAAATTAACTCATTGTCATGCTGAGAATTCGACAAACTTAAGTCTCTGATAAAATAACAAATAAAAGTTGAAAAGAAATTACAATAAAACTCGATCGGTATATTTTCCAAGTCACCGTTTATAACATGAAGCCGTTCAATTACAGACTTCAAGCAATCATTCCTTGATCTTCTGGATTTTGGAGTTGGATACCTGTCGTCAATCAATGCATATATATCAGATTTCTCATTATCGATAGAAGAAAAATCCAAAGTAGACACAGGGTTCCCAATTAGGAGATCTCGCTGGCACTTGAGAATACCATTAAGTTCATGGAAATCATCTATTCCAAGAATAGCCTTCGTGAACTCCAATGTTCTCAATGCACAATCTAAAAGGAAATGAAATGACAATTCCTCATGTCCTTTCAATTTAGCGCACTGCCGTAAAAGTTCGTCTTCAAGGTTTAATTGATTGTCCAATGGGATCCCCGGCATTGAAAAGTTTAGAGTCTAAAGTTTTTACACCTTGGAGATTGTTACCTCTTCTCCTTGCCCTTGGTATTTTCCTCCTCCATCGCGATCCCCGTAGGCAATCGTGCAACTCTCTCCTTCAAAGAACACCAACTGTGCCACCCCTTCGTCCGCATAAATCCGGACTGGCACCTTATTCGTATTAGTAAAAGATAAGGTCAGGTGGCCCTCCCAGCCAGCCTCAATCGGCGGTATGTTCGCAAAAAGACCGCTCCTCGTATAGGTGCTTTTCCCAAACCCGAGCGCGGTGATATTCTCTGGCATCTTAAGTTTCTCAAGAGCCACTCCAACCCCTCCACAATTTCCAGGGATTTCAAAGAAAAACCCATTCTCATCTTGGGAGATTTCGATTTTTCTAAGAAGTTTGCCTTTATCAAATGCCTTTGGATCCACATATCCTTCTGAGGCTTCATAAATATAAAACTCCGATTTAGACAATCTAATATCATACCCATATGAGCCCAGTCCGTAAGAAATGACGCCAATCTTATTTCCATCAATAAGTTTGAACCGGACTTGGTTTCCTACAAAAGGCTCAATCATGTTACCCTGTAAAGCAAACGAAGAAATTAACCTGTCATTGATAATCATCACAAAACTCCTTAAAGCATCAGTCGTTGTCTTTCTTTCTCTTGTTCTTTTTTAGTGCATCCAACTGCCCTTTTAAGTCGAGGTTCTCACTTCTCAATCCCTTAAGTTCAGCCTCTTGCTCCATGAGGCTAAACTTGAGCCTCTTATTATCATTCATCAAAACAGAATTCTCTTTATCCAGTTTATCAAGTTCGCCCTGACTTCTCCTCGATAACTCAAGCAAGCCAAGGTAGTTACTATCCAACTCCTCGGCTCTTTTTCTCATTAACTCCAACTGCATCATATCCAAAAGCCTAAAGCCATCGGGATACTTCACCGGAATCTTTCCCTTTGATATAATTCTGTCAATCTGCAATAATAAAGTAGGCATAAATATTCACTCTCTTAATACATTTTTATTTCCCATATTCTTATTCTCAATAACCTCATTTAAAATTGAAGAACCAAGTTTAATCAATTCATCAATGTCTTCCGATCCAGTCTCTAATAAACCAGATTTTAAAACTTTTTCCAATACCTTTTTCGAGTCCTGCATAGAAGACACATCAATTCGTGGAGCATTCAATAATGAAGACGCCTGTTCACACTTTACGACATCGACAAACACGACCCCACAATCATTATAAAGATAATTTGAAGCATCGATGATTCGCTGCGGGTTCACATCAATGCTCTCAGGCTGCAGCAATACCATCTGTCCACTTAATAAATCTAATTCATTCACAGGGGATTCAATCATAGAGAATCCACCGTCTTCTTTTAACTGCACCTTAATAAAACTCGGAATATTCCCATAACAATGCTGCTCAAAACTAACACCTTTTCTCTTGTCTAATTGAGCGATCCAAATTCCTCTTTTCTGATTTCTCTCATGAGGATACTGAATCCATGGCATCCCTGGGATTAACACATGTTTATTTAAACCCAATTTTTGTGGGTAATGGATATGTCCAATCACAGCAATGTCTACCTTGTTTAGCCAATCAAGCATAATTAAGTCACGAGTCGAAATACCTTCGTGATCAATCACAGGCTCACTCTGACCCAATGCCATACCTGAAGGAATATAGCAAGCACCTTCTACTAATCCATGACCCAGTAAGATTGTCGGGACTTCGGGTTCCTCGTCGAAAACAAACCAATCCGCATCGATTCGTTCCCTATACGGGATCGCGATGACTCTGACAGATTCCCCAGTATCCAACGTCCACCTGAACTTAGATACTTTATCCACAATCATAAATCGATTCAACTGGCTCAACACTGTTAAACCATGTTCTTCGCCTGTCCTGATAGCAAAATCATGATTTCCAGGAATCATTAAAACATTTAACCCTAGTTTTTCCCACTCAGAGAACTCTCGATATACTTCATTAAGCACAATCATTGGAACCCTATTCTTTGCGTCAAATAAGTCCCCGGCAAACAAGATATCCCTGATTCCCGTTTCGATCGAGAGATCTCGAATATTCTTAAGGCATTGAAGGATGACATCCAGTCGAGTATTCCTGCCATCTTTTGTCTTTTTTGAATACTTATCAAATGAATGAGCATGCAAGTCAGAGAATACGATAAACTTCATCAACAGAGTCCTTTATTTTTTTAAAGTGTAACTTTTAAGGCCCATCGAAGCACTCAAACTGTCCACCTTATTCTCCCCCACACTACCAATCCCAATATTGTATGCTGTGGATCCAGGGGCATCTTTGTGCCTTACAATTACCATTCTTTCAAAGTCAGAACGCAAAGGAAAAATGTCCACCTTCGCAATCCCATCTCGGTTCTTTTCCAAAAATAATCGAATGACATTATTCTTCATCTGCTCTTCCGTTGCATTCACAGTCAGAATATAGTCACAGATGCCAAGAGAGTCCCACGAACCCGCTACGTGTGTACCACGCACAATTGCTGCTTCAGCTCCTTCCCTGTTGGCCTGCGCCGCTGTCCATCCACCAGCATTTGTCTCTACGCAGAGCCCACGAAAATCCTCCAAGATCTCTTGGAGTTCGAGATGCTTTTTCTCTCGAGGTCTATTTGGCTTCACAATAGCAGCATAATCCAGGATAATCAAATCAGGGATCCATCCCTTTCTCTTTCTCAGTCCTTCTAAGTTCCTTTTAATATCCGAAAGGCTAGCCCCTTTCGTCGGATATCTATTTATCCATAGTTTCTCTTTGAACCGAATCGCCATTTTTTTCAAACTCTTTAATAGTGCCTCCTGATTATTTACCAAATCCTTCATCTTCGTGAAAGTAAATCCAGCATCCATCCGATCTGCCATTTTATGCTCTGACATTTCAAACGACAGCAATGCTACGTTGTACCCTTCCCAAATGGCTCGACGCCCGAATTGCCCTAAGGCAATCGATTTTCCACCGTTGGTGGGTGCCAATACCAATCCAATCTCCCCTCGTCCAATTCCTTTAAGACGAAAGCAATCATCCAATTCTAAGATACCCGTCGGGATAACATCAGATTCCACATCCTCTGCGTCCCCCCTTCTTCGGATACGCTCATCAACGGTCTCGAAAAACCAATATCCGCCTGCATCCATCACCCCGCCAACGCCTGACGCCTTCGCCCACAACTCATTCACCTTGTCAAAATCCCCCTTCTTTATGAATGGCAGCGCCTCAAGCGTTGCTGCTTTCCATGCCTGAGCCTGGGCAAAATGGGAAACAACGTCAATGGTGTAGTCTCTGTTCTGAGAAATCCCCTTATAAAATGAGTCAAGTCTCTTTCTAAATTCATCCCAGTTTGAATTAGCAAGTTCGGATTGTCTCATTAGTTCAGTCTTAGATTGCCCAAGCGTGGGAGCCATCTGATACTTCTCATGAAAACTAAGAAGAAAGGAAGCTGTTTTCCTCAAGGTGTCATCAGTGAAATACTCCGGTTTAACCCAATGCGATGCCGCTGATATAAAATCATTATCCTGAGCCATTAATCTTAAAATATCTTCTTGTACTTCAATGTCAAAGTTGTACTCATCTTTGTCGCTCATGTGCGCTCCTTTGATCAATTACTGATCTTGCATTTTTTTCCAAACGTATCGAGTCATTTTAAATGAATCAGAAAAAACTTCTTCGTCCCCAAGTTCCCCACATATATCCCACACATCCTCTTCGCTTCCCCAGACCTTAATCATCCTTTCAAGAACCATTGTTTCATACTTAAGAACGTGAAGATTAGAAGTATCCTTCGTATTGACCTTGGTCCCAGCCAAGGCCGGATGCACCACATCAGGCACAATAGACCCCTTATCATTCAATTCTTTCCACTTCTGGTAGCGAATAATCGCGCCTGCGCTGGCCATCTCTGCCAATCGCGGAGCCCTTTCAAAATAATCATTAAACCAATAGAACTGCGATTTTATATAGTCTTCATACGTGGCATTCAGTAGACCTGCCTGCGCCACAGATCGCGAGCATAAAACCAGCGAGAAGGTCCCTTCGATAGATGCTTTACGCCAATCGAATACCCTTGTTTTCTTATAATACGCATATATCCTGGCATATTCATCAGCAAACTGCTCAGCCTCTTTACCCTTTGCTGCACTGCCCAGCGACTTGGATTTCACTTGGTTAGAGCAAACAGCCCGTATCAATTCTTCTTTTTCCCTCTGAATAAAATACAGAGACCCCCCTTTCTTTCTAACCCTCTTCTCCTTTTCCTGTATTTGCCTCTCCCTAATAGCCATCGGCGTTGGGATCGTATTTCGTTCTACCATCCTCGCTCCTTATAAATAAAATCCTTTGCATTATTTATTTTCACGCACATCTCAGCATCACCACCCTTGTCTGGATGATTCATTGACATCATTACCTTATATGCAGCATCCACGACTTCTTTAGGTGCGTCATGGGAGATATAAAGAACCTTGCACGCATCAGAGATCCCCTTTGACACATATGGAGCAAAATTGACTCTAGAGTTATGAGTCTTTTTATGTCTTGCTCGATATACTGGATCTTCTTTGAGGATTAGAGGACGGATCTCGTGATAGGACCATCCCAACTCTTGAATCCTATCTTGCATAGGCTTCTGTAAGGAGGAATGTATCATCCATGAACTAATATTACTAAGATATGCCCTTTTCTTTAAATCCTGAGAACGTAGCCAAGAATTCACCAAAAACATCACCTCGGAATCGGAACTAAAATTGACACAAGTCCACCCATTAGTAAAACCTTCAAGGGAGTCTGCCTTTGAGCACTTCCAAAAGTAGATTTTTTGGCCCAAATTACACATAATATGACATTCCTTGACCCATAAAAGACTATGACCTCTGTCCCGATTCTATCGGTGAATCCTTTTAGAGTCAATCATTAACTTTTGACCTCGGGGGGATCCTTAGGAAAGAAAAACTTTGATGCGAAATGTAAAGCCTCATACAGTTCTCCTGGAGCGAATAAATCAGACAACTCCTGTTCAATCGCACTAAATCCATCTGCATTGGCGATAAAGTCAAAAGCAGTGTCTACCGATAAATTTGAAGACTTCAAGACAGGGTAAGAGTCTTCCTCCAATACAATAATATCTCCACCCTGTCCGTCGACGAAATTTGAAATCATTGCATACCTCACCCTTTCTTTAATAGTCTTTGAATAAACATATTCAATTGATTTTTCATAATCCCCCTTCTTTACTTTAGACTCTAAACTTTCTTCCTTCACTCCCCTTTGAATACCCACCGAATCATCCAGCATATCCCCCAGCAACTCCAACTGCTTCTTTTGTACTGCAGCCCTATATGCAGCCCAATCTGTAGCCGTTGATGTAGTCCCAACTGCTGCCCTTGATACAAGTTCAGCTGCAGTCATATCGGCAGACCTATATGCAGTCATATCTGCAGCCGAAACTGCATCCCTATCTGCAGCCCAACCTACAGTCCAATATGTATAACCTTCTGCATCCCTGGCCTTCTCTAATTCTCTGTCGGAGATTTCCCCTTCCAGCCATCTTCTCTTTACTCCCAAGAGATCCCAAGATTTTTTTAATATCTCCCCTCCCTGCTTCTCACGGGATTTTAAAAAATCCTCTGCGACTTTCAATGCAAACTCATGGAGCACCCTAGAAAACCCAGTAAATACCAAGTCTTCACATAAATACCCAGTTAGATAATCTCCCCCCCTAATCCAATCAGTGGCATTCAATAACCACACTTGATCCGCAATGTCCTCGGCATCCCCCAAATGAGCCAGTGCATACCCACGGGATACTTCGTCCAGTTCAGGCAATAAACGTAGCACTGGTCGCTTGTCAGAATCCATCAATACCCCACGAACATCTCCAATCGTTATTTTAGATACCATCATAAACCTCCTTCTAAAAATTTAGACTCTAAACTTTCCCCCTCAAACCCCCTTTGGATACCTACCGAATCCTCCAGTATATCCCCCAGTAACTCCAACTGCTTCTTTTGTACTGCAGTCCTATATGCAGCCGAATATGCAGCCGAATATGCAGCCGAATCTGCAGCCCAATCTGCAGCCCCATTGGCAGCCCAATATACAGCCCTATATACAGCCCCATTGGCAGCCCAATCTGTAGCCCAATTTGCAACCCAATATACATTCCTGGCCTTCGCTAACTCTTCATCCGAAATTTCCCCCTCTATCCACCTTCTCTTTACTCCCAAGAGATCCCAAGATTTTTTAAAAACTTGGCCCCCTTGTTTCTCATGGAATCTCAAAAAATCCTCTGCGATCTTTAATGCAAATTTATGAAGTTCCCTATCAAGGCCACTATGTTCCAATGCTTTACATAAATTTGCATTAAAGATCGCAGAGGATT